ATGGAATGAACAGTTAGATGAAATCTACCATGACATAGATGCTTGGAAAACAAGAATACAAACAATTAAGGATAATAATCCAAAAGGATAATTAATGGCATATATAGGTAAAACACCAGTATTAGGAAACTTTGTAAAGCTAGACAGCATAACTGTTGTTAATGGTCAAGCTGCATACACTATGCAGAATGGAGGTGTGAACTTCACATCTTATGATAATGTTAATCAGTTCTTAGTTTCATTAAATGGTGTACTACAAGCACCAACAGATAGTTTTACAGTAAGTGGTTCTACACTTACATTTGCATCTAATCTTTCTACAGGAGATGTAATAGATTTTGTATTGGTATTAGGTAACAGCTTAGACATAGGTACTCCTTCAGATAATACAGTTACTACAGCTAAACTAGCTGACAGTTCTGTTACTGCTGCTAAGATAACTGACGCAACAATTACTGCTGCTAAACTAGCAAGTGGTACAGTACAAAATCAATCAGCATTTAAAAACATCATCATCAATGGTGATATGAGTATTGCTCAAAGAGGAACTTCTGTTTCTTCTATTACAACATCTAGCTATAATACACTTGATAGATTTAAACTTACAATAGGAAGTGCTGGAACTTGGACACAATCACAATCAACTGATGTACCTAGTGGTCAAGGTTTTGCAAAATCATTAAAAATGGATTGTACAACTGCAAACGCTAGTTTAAGCTCTGGTGCTTATTTCTTTTTAGAACAACAAATTGAAGGTCAAATACTACAGTATTTAAAAAAAGGAACTGCAAATGCTGAAAGTTTAACTTTATCATTTTGGGTAAAATCAAACAAAACAGGAACTTATATAGCTGAATTAAGAGATACTGATAATGATAGAACAATATCAAAATCTTACACAATTTCTTCTGCTTCAACTTGGGAAAAGAAAACTATAACTTATGATGGAGATACATCTGGTGCTTTTACTAATGATAACAATACAAGTTTAAGATTAGAATTTCATTTAGGTGCTGGAAGTAGTTATCAATCTGGTACTTTACAAACATCTTGGGGTGCAAGAACACAAGCTGATGAAGTAGTAGGTCAAGTCAATCTTGCAGATAGCACAGCTAACGAATGGTACATTACAGGAGTACAATTAGAAGCTGGAACATCAGCATCTGATTTTGAGTTCTTGCCTTATGATGTGAATTTACAGAGGTGTTTTAGATATTGTCAAAAACACACAGACCCACATTTAGTTGGTGTTAATAGTAGTTCAAATTTACCAAGTAGAGTTGGAATGACATTGCCTGTTATTTTAAGAACAACACCATCTACAAGTATTTCAGGAACTTTTGGATTTTGGGATGGTGGAGCAACTGCTAATTATACAACTGTTAGTACTTTTTTTAATAATGCAAATTCTATCCAAATGGATTTTAGTGGTTCAACATTTTCTGTTGCTGGTAAAACTAATATTCAATATTTATCTAGTGGAAGTAATTATATATTAATAGATTCGGAGTTATAAATGATACAAAGTGTAGAAAAAAAATATTGTCAAATAACTAATAATTTTGCTTGTTATAAAATAATATATACAAATGAATTAGAAGTATTTGTTCCAATCAACCCAGAAAACCGACACTACCAAGCAATCCAAGAATGGATAGCTGAAGGTGGTGTAGTAATAGATAATGGGGGTGGCGAATAATGGCTTATATAGGTAAGACACCAGTATTAGGAAACTTTGTAAAGCTAGACGCTATTACTGTAGTTAATGGTCAAGCAGCATACACTATGCAAAATGGTGGTGTGAACTTTACTGATTACACTACTGTTAATCAATTTTTAGTTTCATTAAATGGAACTATCCAGGCAGCAACAGATAGCTTTACTGTAAGTGGTTCTACTATTACCTTCGCATCAAACTTATCTACTGGTGATGTCATAGATTTTATAATTGTATTTGGTAATTCCTTATCTGCTGGAACTGTAAGCGATAGTGCTATTACAACTGCTAAACTTGCAGACAGTTCTGTTACTGCTGCGAAACTTGCAAGTGGTGTTGGTGGAGTAGCTGGTATTACATCAAGTGCTGATGCAACAGCTATTACTATTGATAGTAGTGAGAATGTAGGTATTGGAACTGCATCTCCAGCAACAAAACTAGATATTGTTTCTGATAGTAATGCTAGAGGAATACATTTAAGAGGAAGAAGTGCTGACAATATTGGTTTAATTGATTTTAGGTCAAATGATGGAAGCACAAGATATGCTTCTATTGGTTCTCAATCTGCGAATACTTTTTCTATTGAAACAAATAGTGTAGAACGTATGCGTATCAATAGTTCTGGTTTTGTTGGTATTGGTGCAACTGCTCCTATACAAGAATCATTAGAAAAACTTGGAGTTGATGGTGGAGTAGCAACCTTTGAAAGACATAGTGGTGTGCCTGTAGTTATTAATAGAGGTACTAATGATGGAGAATTAATAAATTTTAGACAAGCTGGTGTTCAAGAAGGAAGTGTAACAGTATCTGGTTCGTCAGTATTTTACAATGGATTTACAGGAACTCATTGGTCAAGATTTCAAGATAACTCAACACCTACAATTTTAAGAGGAACAGTTTTAGAAACTTTAGATGAAATGTGTGATTGGTATATTTTAGAATTTAATATAACAACTACAACACAAGATGAAGATGGTAATGATGTTGAAACTGTTAGAACTAAAAAAATACCTCATTTATTAACTGATGGTCAATCAATTGGAGATGTTGTTTCTTACAATTATGATGGAACAGATTACCAAGCAACAATAGTTAAAGAAACAGATATTAAACACATGAAATCAAAAGTATCTGATACAACAGATGCGAAAAATGTTTATGGTGTATTTAGTGCTTATGATTTAGATGGCGAAGGATATAATGATTTCTTTGTAGCATCAGTTGGTTCATTTGTAGTTAGAATAAAAGCTAATGAAACAATTGCTAAAGGAGATTTACTTCAATCAAATGGAGATGGAACTGCAAAAGTACAAACAGATGATGCTGTACGATCTAGCAGTTTTGCAAAAGTATTATCAACAACTAAAATTGAAACTTATGATGATGGTTCGTTTATCGTTCCATGTTCATTAATGTGTTAAGGAGTATAGATGGCAATAATAACTTTAAATAATAATTCTTTATCTAGTGTAACATCATTACCTGCAGCTATTCCTACTGGTAAAATTTTACAGGTAATTCAAACTCATGTTAATACGACTTCAAGCCAATCTCTTGTCAGTAAAACAGTTACAAATATTACAGGATTAAATGCAAGTATAACTCCAAGTAGCACAAGCAGTAAAATTAGAATTACTTGTAGATGGAATGGAGAAATAAATTTTCAAAACAATGAGCCAATGTTATTTGGTATAAATAGAGATTCAACACCTATTGGAAATCAAACTTCTATAGGAAATAGAGTTGGTGCTTTACAACAATTAGCTCAAGGTTATTGGGGTATAGATTCTACTAGCACAATGGATAGTGCTATGTGGCAATATATAGATTCGCCTAGTTCCACAAGTTCTATCACTTATTATGGAACTTATATGTATAGCTCAGGTGGATCAACTTATACTTTATTTAATCAAAGAACTAGTAATGATAATAATGATGAAAACCATGAAAGAGCTACATCAACAATTATACTTGAGGAGATTGCAGGATGAAGCATCAAGCTATTTATAATACACATTCAGAAGTAAAAACTATTATTGATAATGAAGATAATACAGTTACTTGTTATGATGCTAATGGAAACATAGTAAATATAAATCAATCAATATATGAAGCACAATTACCAGCAGTAGAATTTGATATGGCTATGGAAGATTTAAGAGCTAAAAGAAATAAAGACTTACAAGATTCTGATTGGACACAATTACCAGATAACACATTAACATCTGAACAAAGAAATGCTTGGATGTTATTTAGAACTGAATTAAGAAATATTACAAATGGTTTAACTACTGTAGAACAAGTTAAAAATGTAGATTATCCAGATAAACCTAATGGCTAATAGTTATAAATTTTTGGGTAAAGCACTTGCTACATCTAGCGAAACAGCACTACTAACAGCTGGTGCTACAGAAACTATTATTATTAAATCTATTAGAGTAACCAATAACACAGCTAACACTCCAACTATATCATTAGACGTTAATGATAATTCTGAGAGTGCAACAGATTTTACAATATTAGATACAAAATCACTTACAGCAAATAATTCAGAGGAATTGCTTACAGTACCTTTAGTATTAGAAAAATCAGATATACTAAAAGCAACTATAAGCTCAACAGATAGTATTCACATAGGTATAAGTTATTTAGTTATTACTTAATGAATATAGTAGAAATACCAGCATCAAATCTCAATGATGTTTGGAATTTAGTAAAAAAAGATATTGCACAAGCTTTAGCATACTCAGGTAACTATACAGATACTGATTATGTTTTAGAGCAATTGAAACAAAACAAATTTCAGCTTTGGGTTCTTTGGGATAAAACAAAAAAAACAACTATAGAAAAATACTATGGTGTAGTTGTTACAGAAATTATTCAGAGAAAATTAAAGCGGTCTTGTAATATATTTATAGTTACAGGCAGACACAGACAAAAATGGCAGCACCTGGTCAAAGAACTAGAAAGCTTTGCTATTAAAAACGAATGTGATTGCATGGAACTTTTTGCTAGACCAGGTTGGGATAAAATAATGAAAAACCATAACTATAAAAGAACTCATGTAGTTCTTGAAAAACAATTAATAAAGGAGAATGAATAATGTCATTTGGCGGTGGAAACTCAGGTGGTGGATCACAAGTACAAAGTGTCAATCCATACAAACCAGCAGAGCCAGCTTTAAATCAAATTTTATCAGAAGCTGGTAACTTATATGGACAAGGTGTAAAAGCAGCTGGGTACGTTGCACCCTCACAGCAAACTATAACTGGTCTTGCTGGCCAAGAACTAATGGGTACTGCTGCACAACAACAGTTAGCAGATACGTTATCTGGAAAATATTTGAATCCTTTTTTATCACCTTTATTACAAGGTGCTGGAGCAGATGTAGCAACAGCTATTAATACAGAGTTTAGCGGTGCTGGGAGAACGCCAGGATCAGCAATGAATCAACAACAAATAATTGCCGGTATTACAGATGCAGCTTTACCAATGGCTTTTGAGCAGTACGAAAGAGAACGTCAAAGACAATTAGGTATTGCTAGTGCTACACCAACACTTGTACAAACTGGAGCTCAATTAGAAAATATTGAAAGACAAAAAAACTTAGCACCTTTTGCTGCACTACAACAATATAGTGGTATCGTAAATCCTATAGCAACTGGCTTACCAGTACAAACATCATCAACACAAACACAAGCTAATCCTATTACAACTGCTTTAGGTGGTGCATTAATCGGTAGTAAGTTTGGTGGTTTTGAAGCTGGAATAGGAGCTGGCTTAGGATTTTTAGGAGGGTTATTATAATGGATAAATTAAAAAAAATAATTTTTGATATTGAAGTTGATATAGATAGAAAAACTTCAAAGTACATAATGTTATTATTAATACTTAGTGTTCTTGGAATTATATTTTAATGGAAAAAGATTACGCAGTTCAAGGTGGTGTAAAAAACTATTTAGGTAAAACAGAAGAAGTTACTGCACCTAAGTTTTGGAAATCATCACCAGACAGTCCAGATACAGAATTAGCATATATTACAGATGCTGAAAAAGGTTTATTGTTAGAAGCTAATTTACATGGCTCTCTATTAAACAATGAGCCTAATATTGGTGCATCTGGTTTATTAAGTTTTGATGGTTTTGGTTCAAGAGATCCTGGACAAAATAGAGCTGGTGGCGATGTATCTAGTGCTATGGATGCTGGTCAAAATGATAGTGGACAACAATCATCTGGTGGTGGATCAACTTCTGCTTATCAAGGTAATCAAAGCACCCAATACAATACAGCAATGTCTGAAGCTAAAGAGCAAAGAGTTGAAGCTAAAAATGTATTAGATTTAGTAGATCAAGGTGTAAATATAAATGATGCTTTAACTGGTAAAACTTCTTTAGAAAGAATAATAGGTCAAGCACCTTTTTTTACTTTAGGTGCTTTAAAAGAAATTGTATCGCCTTTTGTAAATGCTGCTAATAAAAAAAGAAGAACAAATTTTTTAGAGGGTACTGATAAATTTGGTATGCCTTTATCAAGAGATTTTTATATTAATTATGGAAAAGCATTTGATCCTAATGCAACTATTGTACCAGGATCAGATGAATATAATTTTTTAACAGATGCTGGTTATTTTGACACTATTGATACAGGCAACAATAATGATGGTGGCGATGGTCAAAACAACAATGTAATTCTATTTGATAATCCAGAAGATGTTAGAACTATTGAAACAAATGAAAACTCAATGGTTAATGATTATTTTTCTAATACATCTAATAATCTTGGAATATCAAATGATTTTTTAAATACATACAATGCAGCAAAAGAAAAATTAGCTAAAACATTAAACATGACATCTAATGCAAGTCAGTTTGGCTACAATGCTAATATGTCAGCAAGCAATATCTATTACAACTATCTTA